TATAAGGTTCTCCTGTCTCCATTCTTGCTTTTAATATCTTAGCCCAAGTATCCATTGTTTCTTGGTCTCTTGATTCTAATTTTCTCATAAAAGTATCATCTACAACAATACATTGATGTAAATTTAAACATTGTCTATTAGGGTCACCTTTGGGTCTACGAATTTCTAAAAATTCACTTACATCGGGATGATTGATATCTAAATTAACTGAAGCAGCTCCTCTCCTTACATTACCTTGGTTTGTAGCTATAATTGATGAATCATAAATTTTACACCAAGGTACTACACCTTCAGATTTTCCATTACCTGAGATTTGAGTTCCTCTAGGTCTAATTCTAGATACTGAAATTCCTACTCCACCACCTTGTGAAGTTAATTTCATTAATTCAGCATTAGTTAAACTAATCCCTCTTATAGAATCAGGTGTATCAATACCAAAACAAGAAATAGGTAATCCTCTATCAGTACCCATATTTGAAATTACAGGTGATGCTAAACCTAACCACCCATTCCAAATAATTTTAAAGAATTTATTTTCAAGTTCGGGTTTGCCTAGTCTTCTAGCAGCAGCATTAGCAACACGCCTATAAGCTTTTTTAGGTGTTTCTCCAGGTAATAGATAACCCTTAGATAAAGTTGCAACTGAGATTTCATCCATGAAAGAAGGGTAATCTCTACCCTTCTCCCAATTATCGGTGTTTGATATTAAATTACTGTCCATTTTTTATTCAGTAAATGCTTTTGTTGTAAAAGTTACTGTTGAATTTATACCTTTACCACCTGTAAAAGCAGCATCAAATACCCAGTTACAACCTGTATAATGTGTTTTTTCTGTTGGGTTTGAGTTATTACAAATATCATCACAAGTAACATGAGCTGCTCCATTCCAATAACCATACGTCATTTGAAAAGTTCCTTCACTTGGATCGGGTTGAGTAACTGTTGTTGGAGGTTTTGGATGAACAGTAAATACAGTACCACTTGGATCATGTGTATTAGATTGTAGTAAATAACTTTCACCTGCTTTAACTGTAGTAGTTTGGTCTTTTTTATCTACACACCAAGAACAATTAACAGTAAAATCAGCATCTGTGTTGTTTATAACTTTCATTGTGATAGTAACAGGATCTGATTCTACTTTATCTACTTTTTTAGTAGTGTTATTGCATCCAAGTAAGAATAAAGATAATAATATAAATAAATAATTTTTCATTGTTTTTTGTTTTTGATTAAAATAAAGAATTAGAATCCCAATTTTGGGCTCCTTTTGAATAATTAGTAACACGATTTGCAAAGAAATCAGTGTGTTGTTTTCCGGCTGATAGAGAATCAAACCATTTCATTCTCTCTATTGAAGCTTTGTCAATATCATTAACGATTGGTTTATAACCTAAATCACCCATTTTAGTATTAGTTCTATGTTTAATAAAAGATACTAAATCATATTTTGAACATCCTTTTAAATCTCCCATTTCATACACTTTATCAATAAAATCTAATTCTAATTTTAAAGATAATCTAGCTGCTTCCTCAATATCTTCTCTTAATTTTGGTGTATTTAATTCTGGATGTTCTTCTAGTAAAGTTCTAAATAACCAACACCCAGCATTTGAATGTAATGATTCATCTCTAATACTCCACTCTACTATTTGACCTACACCTTTAAGTTTATTATCTAATTTAAATGATAATAAAACAGCAAAAGATGAAAATAAATTTACTCCTTCTGTAAATGCTGAAAATACAGCTAAAGATTTAGCTCTTTCATGCCAATCAGCTTCCCCATCATGAGAATCTCTAACTTCAGTTAATGCTGAAATTTTAGCCATTGTAGCTTCATCTTCTAAAAATTCACTAAAATTATCTAACCCTAATTCTTCATTTAACAAAGAATAAGCTTCAGCATGGATTGTTTCAAATGCTCCAAAGGTAACAGCCATTTTAATTATTTCAGGTTTTCTAAACCATTTAGTAACTAAGCTTGACCAATAGTCATTTACTACAGTTTCAGTTTGAGCAAATCCTTTCAAAATGGATCCTATAATATTTTTTTCTGATTTAGTAAGATTTTGTTTCCAATCATTTACGTCAGACATCATGGGTACTTCAGTATGTAGCCAGTGAGCTTGGTGTTGTTGTAACCAGTAATCTGATGCTTCTTGGTATTCAAAGGGTTTGTAAACTATTCTTTCTTTAGTAATGTCTCTCATAGATTATTTTTATTTTTTCTTATAACGGGTTTATAAATATAGTATATACTACGCATCATTGTTTGAGTTTTGAAAAAAATGATTTAGTTGTTGTTTATCTTGTTGAGTTACCTCATTAGCAAACACTTGTTTATTATTTGCTACACTCTCATCAATTTCTCTAGGATTTTCATCCATTTCTATGTGACCTGTTGACACATCTACAGTTGCGTGGTATGTCATTCCATCCATTCCATATCTATTTTTCATTAAGAAAAATCTACCAGTACCATTTACTTTGTCTTGAGGCAATCTTGATAAAGACATACAAAAATCTGTAATCATCAATTTATTATAAGAACCTGCTGCTTTATCTCCTTCAACTACTTCATCTCTTGCACCTGCTCTATTAACCTGTGATACAGACCAAATAGGAATATTTAAAGTTCTAGCTAATGCTTTAGTTGATATGTAAGTATTATCTAGTTTTTCTTTTTCATCTTTAGAACTACTAGTACTTCTTAATAAATCAACATAATCAATAATAATTAAATTAGGAGGATATCCCATATCAGTAACTTTTTGTACGTGCCCCTCTATTGTTGACATTGAAGCATTACCTGGGGCATATTCTTTAATTGTTAAAGTACCCTTTAATCCATCAATATATTTTTCTACTTTTTCTTTATGTAAATGAACAGTATTTACAGGTTCGTTTACAAAATAAGAATCATATCTTTTACCAACATAACCTTCAGATAATTCTAAAGTATAATGTATTACATTTAGTCCTAATTTTACAGCATGAGCCCCTAAGGCAACCATTGTCCATGATTTACCCCCACCAGGTGATCCAAAAATTAAACCAAAATCTCCTCCACCTAAACCACCCATTAATCTTTCATTAATTATTGTCCAAGGTGTAGGTATTACTTGTCTGTCTTCTACTGTATATCTTGACTCTATATCTTTATGATATTCATGTCCTATATTTTTATCTTGACCTGCTTTTAAGGCACTATCAATTGTAAAACGAATATCATCAAACATTCCATCTTGTAATAAATCAACAGATTTTAATAATGCCGATTTTAATGATTGGTTTTTACAAAAATTAGAAAATTCAGATTCAACATATTCTTGATCTTCATTAATCAATTTATAAATTTCTTTTAATTGATCAATAATAGCAGTTCTTAAAACATCATTTTCAAGTTTTTTAACTGCAATTTTAAGAAAATCTATTGTTGGTGTAGAATTATATTCATCAAAATATTGTAATGTTTCTTTTACTATCCATTGATGAGCTTGATTTTCAAAAAATGAAGGTAAAATTACATCCCTAATATTAAGTGTAAATTTTTTATTTTTAAGTAAAGAATTTAGGACCTTTACTTGAAAATGAGGCCCATATTGTGATAAACTCTTTAATGTCATAACTTATTTAATCTTGTAGTTTTGAAGATACGAAAAAACTTCTGATAACCAAAATTCTGTATTAGGTATTCCTCTTCCTAATAAATCTTTTTCGTACATTCCTAAAAATTTAGCTTTATTAAAATTATATGGTGAAGTATCTATTAATTCATCTAATTCCTGTTGATCATTTTCTAATAATTCGATATCTTCTAAAGACATTAATTCATAATTAATCTCTAGTTGTTTTTTAAATAAATGAACATTACCATATATTCCATGTTCTTCAACTTTTTCAGTAGCTTTATTATAAGCTTCATTTAAAGTAAACTGTTTATTACCACCTAATTCAGGGAAATATTTAAATAATTTTTTAGGCCCTAAACCTTTAACTCCAGGTAAATTATCTGATTTATCACCCATTAAACATTTCATTGTAATAAAATTTTGGGGATATAAACCATATTGATCAAAAATATCTTGGGGTCTATAAAATTTCTTTTTAATAGGAGAATAAACTGTAATTCTTTTATTTACTAATTGTAAAAAATCTTGATCAGCAGAATAAATTATAACATCATCTTTTAATTTTTGAGATAGATAAGCAATAGTATCATCAGCTTCTATTTTATCTATAATAGAAATGTTTACAGGTAATGTTTTTAAATAATCTAATAATCTCATCATTTGAGATGAAACAGAATCTGATTCTTCTTCTAATGTTGAAAATACATTAAAATTAGTTATTCTTTTTATTTGACGATTAGCTTTATATTCTGAATAAGTATTTCTTCTATTTGTAATATTACCCTGACCATCAAATACTAAAATTACTCTAGTTGGTTGAATTAACTTTATAGCATAACCTAAAGATTTCATAAATCCAACTAAACCTCCAATATGATTACCTTGTGGATTAATTGCTGGAATAATAGCAAATGATCTTAAAAAAGTATTCATTGAATCGATCAGGAGCACCCTACTGTTTAATTGTAGGGGCTCCATGTCTGATCCCTCGTGCAAGTTATCGAGTATATTTTGGTAATTTTTATTCATCAGTAGGAGTAGGGTTAGCAAAATCTTCAGCTTCAGATCCTTCTGTAATTACTTCAAATGGACCATCACCTAAGATCTTACCCCATTCTTCTTGATGTGCTCTTTTATATTTTTCAATATCACTTTTCTTTTCAGAAATAAACCCATGTGGAGTAGCTAAAATTTTACCTGTTGTTGTAATACCATTAATATGGTTTTTTTCAATAGCAACTTTAACTTTTTTAGCCCATTCTACTTTTTTGCCATCTTTAACAGCATTAATTTTTAATGAACCTGAATTTGAAATATTACCAAATGTTACAATCAAAGTTGAATCAAAGAACATAGTATTACCACCTTTATTTTTCATAATAGGAGGTGACATAGGTCCTATAGGCTTTTCAACCCAAATTTTATTAACAGCTACAAAGGAATTTGTATAAGGATACGATTCTTTTCTAGATAATAATATTTCTTGGTTAATAAAATTACCAAATTGAGTAGACATCGCACCAGCATTCCATTCATTATTATTTTTAGCTTTTTCTACTGACATTTGACATGGCACAGATCCAATTGAATCCCATAAAAACACCATATCCATTGGTAAATTACCTTTCTTCTGTTCATTCATTAGATCTGCCATGAATCCCGCAACAGCTTCTACAGTAGGTAACTGTCCTCTATCTGCAAATATAAAATTACCATCAATACCTGAGATTTTACCTTCATCATCCTTATCTACATTTACTTCTAGCCCCATCATTTGAGCATGTTCCCAAGACCATTTCATCTCAGTAACAATAAAAACAGGTAAAATACCCATCTTTTGAGCATTAACTGCTACTTCTAATAATGCTGTAGTTTTACCTGTATCAGAATGGCCACGTAATAAAGTAATATGACCGTGGGGAATACCTGGTAATGAAACCATGTCTTGCCAAGCTGGTGATAAAGGGATCCATTCTTGTTCTTTAAAGGTATTATTAGTTGATCCTAAACCTTTAGCTGCTTTAAATTTATCAAGGGAGAACGTTCCCTTAACAGACTTGGAGATATCGCCCCCAAGGCTTGCTTTTTTTCTACCCATATTTATTAATCTTTAAATAAATCGTCGAATTCGTCCTCGTTGAACGATTCTTTTTGTTTAACATTCAGTGTATAACCTTCCTCTTTTTTAGGCGTAATACTTGGAACACTTGGATTTTCAACACTATCTTCTGGATTTAACCAATCTTGAAGTGCTGATTTCATTTCATCATAAGTAAATTTCTTATAATATTTGAATAACTCAGGTTGTTCTTTAAGCCATTTTTCAACAGAAGCATTATCATCTGATAATGGTGTTTGTTTAGGTTTAACACGAATTGAGGTTTGTGGATAAGGATTACCTTGAACTACTTCTACTGTCATATCTAAACCAGACATTACATCAGTAAAATCACCGTAATCTTCGTCTGCAGCATAACTTAATAATTCTTGATATACTTGCTTTCCAAATTCCCAAAAACGTACTCCTCTATTTTCTTCACCACGAATTATAACTGGTGCAAATACCCTCATTTTTGGTTCTAACTTTTTAGCTAGTCTCCAATTTTCAGGTTCAGAGGTTTTACGTAATTCTTTTGAAAATTCTACAATTGGATCTTTATCACCAAAGTTAATAGGTGAGATCATTGTTCTGTTTCCAATTCCATAATGGAAAAATACTTCCTGGAATGGGTTGTCTTTGTTTTCTACATAAGGTACAAATCTTATTTGTGCTTTACCTAGAGGTGCCTTCCAAAAATATTGACTTCTATCAAATTTCTGTTGGGATTGTTGCCCTTGCGGGGCTTGAAGTTTTTCTAACTTGCTTGAGATTAAATTTAAATCCATAACTATTTATTGTTTTTAATGTAACTGTTAATAATATAATAAAACTATAATTGGTAACCAAATTTCTTTGGCTAAAAAGTGAGAATATCATGCACTTTTGTATCTAGCTTTTTTAATTCTCCTCCAGTAGTTAACAAAATACAATTTTTGTAATCTTGCCAATCTACTTTAAAGCTAGTATCTACAACACCCCCATTTAAAGACTTAATTAAATCATTAAGGGCATTTATTGTATATAACGTATTTGAATCTTTTTTTCTATGTAATAAGATTGTATTATCTAATATAGTATTAGA